AACATTGAGCGCTTCATCGATGAGTGGGTTGCGTGGGCCGAGGCTAACGATGCCCTTGTTCCAGATGGAAACGGCAACGATATTCGCCTCAATGTCTTCAACGGAGTTTTCGACAGCGAGGATAATCTCTGGAATCAAGTACAGGCTGTGGGGCGCATGTCTCGTGCGTGCGTCATTCCGATGGGCCGCGACTACGGCGTATTCGTCAATCAGGACGATGTACCGGTGCAGATGTTCTCTGTGGGAAACATCAAGCAGGATAGCTTCGAGGAAACGTGGCTGGCACTTGATGACCGCGCCAATCAGGTAGAAGTGGAGTTCACAGACTCAACCCGCTACTATCGCACAGACAATCCTCTCGTCTACATGGACCCGGCCGATCAGGCTGCCGGTGTGATTGTCAAGAATACGCGCGTCAAGGGTCAGGGGATTACGATACCAGCTCAGGCGTGGCACTACGGCCATTTCCTCGGCGTCTGTAATAAGCTCTTGCTGCGCACTGGAAAATTTGAGTGCGATGTGGACGCGGTTGCCTGCCGTCCCGGAAACCTAATCATCCTGCAGCACGATGTTCCGCAGTGGGGATGGGGCGGCCGCACATTGACCAACTCTACCGCGAATACGGTAAATGTGGATCGGAACGATCTGCCTTGGGATGGAACCACGGCCTATAACGTGATCGTGTTGTTCCCTTCGATCCAGCGCTACACCGGAACTGTAACCGCCGTCACACCTAGTGTCGATTCCACGGGTCTGACTGTCGGTACGCTATTGGGACTCTCCAGCTTTGATAACGCGAATCGCGTTACACGTGCGGTGGTTGCCGGCCAGGATTGCGCGATCCTACAGTCAGCGCTTGGGCAGATTCTAATCACCCTTCCACCGGGCTTCGCGGCGGCCACAGGGCAACCGTACATCCTCTACGACACCGATGTACTGGAGACTGCCACAGTGGCCGCCGTGGCCGCCGGAGACAATAACACTCAGGTGCTTACGCTCGGGACTCCATTCAGCCAGGCTCCGGAAGACTTTTCGGTGTATTTCTACGGTGAGCCGGGCAGTCAGAAGATTGTGCGCGTCACGAATATTCGCAGGCAGAGCGAAGAGCGCCGCGTGATCGAGTGGATTGACGAGGACGCCGATTGCTATGCGGTGGAAACTCCTGTGGTTGGAGAAACGAGTGCGCAGATCACAACGAACCCAGGCGTGACGAATCTAACAGGCGTTGAAGTGTTCGACATTCTGCAAAGCGGAAGCTATTCCGACGCCGTCTCGCTCACATGGAAAAACGGGCAGAATACAGAGGGTGTATCGATCTATGGGAGCTATCCCGGCCTTAATGCGCCGAAGATGCTGGCGCGCCTCACTGGCCGCGTTACCGCATGGCGCTTCGAGGTATCGCCCGGCGTCGAGTGGACATTTACGGTTGTGGGTTTCGATGCAAACAATAACTATGCTGCGTTCTCGACGGCCCCAAGTGTGACGCTTACTGCGGCGGGTATCACACAGAACCTGCTCACGGGATCGAGTTTCGTCTCGGGTTTCACTTTCTGGAATACCTCTCCACGAGCCGGGGATACGCTCGCTCCGACGCTTACCGACGATGGTCAGGCCGTCTATACGGTAAATGGATCAGCCTTCACGGCGGCCGCCACGTTGCTCACTCAGGTTATTCCTGCAGCCAAGTGGAGCATCGGCACAGAGCTCATGCTTTCAGCGTATTTTGAAACCACGGGAACACCTACCGGAAATCTGGTAGCCGATATTTGCTTTCAAAATACATCTGGAACGGCAATCAGCACAGCGCGAGCGGTGTTGATTATGGCAGGCTCTGCGGCTGGCCTTACGCGCGTCAATACGCCGATTACGGCTGTACCTGCAGGGTGTGCGCAGGTTTCAGTTCGCATTCTTGTAGACGGCGGATCGATTAATCTGCCGGTTGGCACCACGTTGACCGCAAGCCATCTCCTACTAGAGATCGGGGCGTCAGGCCAAACTGAGCCTAGCGTGTGGGCTGATCTCGATGTGAAGGGTAATGTGCTTGATGTGTTTCAGGCTGGATCGAGCGCGGGCCTGCGCAGTCAGGCGTCCACTCTTCCGGTAGTCACTGGAAGCCTCGCCTACACTTCCGCCGTCAATAGCCTCACGGTGTCTTGGACCAATCTCGTCATACTATGGCCGGATGGCGGTGTCACGTTTATTCAGGATGGGTCTCTGCCTGCGATTACCGGCTTAGCTGCCTCAACGAATTATTGGGGGTATTTCTACTGGGATGTAGTGAACGCACAAGTGGTTGCTGCCGTTCCCGCAACGCCTCTTGGAACCCCTGCGGTGCTTTCTGCGGCAGCGGATGCGGCCGCTCTCGCTGCATGTAAACAGGATGGCCGCGTATCTCTCACGCCCAACGGTATGGAGATGACCACTACAGCGAGCGGCACGGGCGGCGGCACGGGCGGCGGCACGGGCGGCACAGGCTTGGGGCCTGTTGCCTGCACGGCGCGCGGGACGGTACTGCAGACTGAGCTAGGGCCGCTTCCTAACACCGCTATTAAAGTTGCGTTTGACCGGTGTGCGGATAAGGGCGAGCCCTTCCGGTTGCTTACACCAGAGGGCGATTTAGAGGCAATCCACACCGCAGAATGGGTGGCAGTTGATCACGTTTATCGCATTGCGGTTGATGGATTCGAGCCTTTCTTTGCCTCCGCAACGCACACTCTCTTCGTTGAGGGCGAAGAGAGAGAGAGACCGTGCTACTCAATTGCATCCGGCTCTTACGTGGCAACAGTAAGCGGATATAGGGAGGCGTTAATTGAGAGAGTTGCGCGGCCTGCTCAGGTGTTACGTATTGAGATGTGCGGTCCAAGCCGAAAGTATCTTGTAGTGGGTGGAGTGTGGACACATAACAAGCTTAATCCGGTTAGTGGCGGCGGTTATCTGACTTAAAGTGGCCCGATTTTTCTAACTAACCACATAGTGAACGCATGAAGCGTTCACTATGTGTTATCGTCGCATTGCTCGCTGTTTTTACGGCGGTTTCCTGGGCTACTTCGCCGGCTGTTACCTTAACAGCGTCATATATAAACGTCGGTGGCGGAACCCCATTGGTAAATGGGATGCTTTGTGTTACCCCCGTGGATGCCGCAAATCATCCACTTCCGGCCAGCCGTCGCGGTGGAAGTTGGGGTGGCGCGCTCACGTCAGAAGCTTCGTGCGCAAGCATCACTAATGGCGTACTTGCGAGCGGTTTTCAGGTTGCCGATACCGCGCTGACAACTCCCACGAATATCTGCTTGCGCATTACGATCACGGATGCAAATCAGAACAACCGCCAAGTATACATGGCTCCATGTGTGCAGCCGGCAAGCACGGGTCAGAGTTCATGGTGCTCCACGTCCGGTGGCTCTACGACCTGTAACTTCGATAATTATCAGCCGAATCTTGCGCCTCTGGCTCTCGTTCAGGTGGGCCCTCAAGGAGATACCGGAGCTCCAGGACCTAATTGCGCCGCTGATTCACCTCCGGGAACATGTGTATTGTCTAACGTCCAAGCATCTCTGATCGCAGTAGATGCACTTGTGTCATCAAAGGTATCGCCGATCCCCTACCATTCCGCACTCGTGTTTGCGGGCGATTCGATTTGCTCTAACGCGGTAGGCCTTCGTTGGACAGATTTACTTATGTCAATGAGTCAGTTTGTGGGACGGATTGACGCTAACCATAATACGTGTGTTAGCGGAAGGACTATTGAGCAAGTAGCTTCCGCTTATACCGCAGAAGTCTATCCGCTCAGGCCGTCTGTTACCGGAATATCGCCCACATTTCTGTTTGTAGAGGCGGGGTCTAATAGCTTACAGGACAGCGGGGATACTCCGGCCGCCGCATACGCCGCGATTGCGGCGTATTGGGCGCAAGCGCAGAGCGACGGATTTACTGTAATAGCGATGACGGTCCTTCCCCGCGGCAGTTCGAGCTTAGGTTCTTATACATCCGATAAAATCGAAACCTACAATAGCCTCGTCCGAGCCGCCCTCGCTCCCGGCGCGGATTATGCCGCCGCGCCGCCGAGCTCGCCACTTTATTCCTATCTGTGGGATATTAACAAATATTTCTCCGATCCTTACGACCCAATCATTTTCAGCACGGAGAACGGGATGTATGTGCATCCGACCTACGCTGGCCAGCGTATGATCGCTCAAGATGTGAATCACTTTTTCGGGGGCGACGATGTTCCGGTCGCGGTGTTTACTGGGCGAAGGGGCATATATAGCTTTACTTGCGATACTAGCGGCCTTTCGCCCGCGAATAATACCGGACAATTCAACACCTCTTGCGGGGTTAATGTGCTCGACAATAATACCTCGGGCAGCTATAATGCGTCGTTTGGCGCGGCTGCGCTTAGCGCTAACACCTCGGGATCGAATAACACCGCTACAGGAGCGCAAGCGGCGTGGCAAGTTACAACAGGATCAAATCTAGCAGCTTTTGGTATGCAGGCTCTCTACTCAGAAATTTCCGGTTCAAACAGCACTGCGTTTGGCTATAAGGCACTTTTTTACGACACCGTTGGCGGCAATACGGCGGTTGGCGAGGAATCTCTCTATTTAGATACAACGGGTACAAATAACACGGCCGTGGGAGTGCTTTCCGGATACGGCAATACCACAGGCAGCGACAATACGTCTATTGGCAACCAGGCGCAACAAGGCAATCAAACAGGAGCCGATAATACTGCGGTAGGTAATCTAGCGCTGTATGCGAACACCTCTAGCTCCGCAAATACGGCAGTGGGTTCTGGTGCGCTCAAAGCAAGTACAGGGGCGGCAAGTGTGGGGGTTGGTTATGAGGCGGCGTATAAAGCTACGAGCGCCGCTCACAATGTGGCTATTGGTCAGTTAGCCCTGGCCGGGACAACAACAGGGGGAAATAACGTCGCCGTAGGCAATCAGGCCGGTGAATACCAGGCCAACGGAAGCACAGACCTTGTGCCTAATAATTCTATCTACATCGGAGCAGGCGCGAAGGGAAATTCCAACAGCGATTCAAACTCAATAGTTATCGGGTATAACGCTATAGGTCTTGGCGCGAACACGACAGTAATTGGAACGCCATCTACGACAGAAACGTTGATCTACGGAATAGAAGCCTATCCATCGCAAACTGCGATAGCGTCAGCAACGACCATTACTCCTACGGCTCGGTTTTTTCACATCACTGGGACAACAGCTATCAATACGATCACGGCTCCTGCGGCTTGTACGGGTACAGGAACCATGTGCCAGATAACGGTTATCCCAGATGGAATCTGGACCACAACTGTATCTGGAAATATTGCTCTTGCATCAACGGCTGTGGTGGGTAAAGCATTACTTTTTACCTATGACTCATCCACAGGTAAATGGTACCCTAGCTATTGAGCATATTATACCAGTTTACATGATACGCGAGCGCTCTCGATAAGGCGGCGTGAACCTATTAACGCTTTCGTGGTCCCATGTTAGGTGTTTCGACATTACCTGCGCACCTCCTTAAGGATGTCACTTCTTTTATAAAAAATGGCCCGGTCTATAAAGATCGGGCCATGCTCATTTTGAGGTGAAATATGGAGCTAAGCGCAGTAGGTCTCGATTTGATCAAGCGCTGTGAAGGGTTCCGCTCTGATACCTATCTGGATGTGGCGGGGTTACCTACAATTGGATACGGTCATCGACTCACAGAGGGCGAGCAGTTTCCGGCCGGGATCACTGAAGCTCAGGCCGAGGTGATACTCAAATGGGACACGAATGAGGCTGCATCAGCGGTAACGCGACTTGTGAAGGTGCCCCTTACGCAGGGGCAGTTCGATGCGCTTGTAGACTTCACCTTCAATCTAGGATCGGCGCGACTGCGCAACTCAACACTGCTGACCTATCTCAATGCAGGCAGATATTCCGATGCCAGTTTGGAATTGCTGCGCTGGAATCATGCCGGCCAGAAAGTGGTTGAGGGACTTACAAAGCGCCGCCAGGCGGAATTTAATCTGTGGCATGGAAGAGCTGCCGCGTGAGGCGCTGGGCGCTCTACGCGCTACTAGCGGTCATATGGATATGCCGTGGCTGCGTCTATGTTGAGCCTGTTACCGCAGAGCCATCACGAGCCGAGCTGCAGTCTGTTCACGACGCGCTTATAGCGCGGTTCTATGTGGCTACGCCCGAGCAACAACGCCAGATCGATGTGCAACTTGATGAGATCGATTGTGAATTATTGGCTATCTCGCAGGCCGAGATGCACGCCCGCACTCAGCCGATGATTGGTGGCTCTGTGGTTGCCGAGATCGGCGCTCAGGAGTTGCGAAGCGCACGGCGTCCATTCAGAATTGCTCGATTTTTTAAGCATAGCGCACGATGACGTTGAGAGGGGGAACCGATGTTTAACGCCATCCCGGACAATGGCTATGCTTTCCTGCTCTTTATCGTTGCCGCCGGGCTCGCCATGCTGGCCCATTTCGGTGGAGATAAGGACCTTTTCACGTTCGCAGGGACGGTGGCCATGACTGGCGCTGCCCTGTTTCACGGCAAGTCAGATAAAGACAAAGACGCCGCGAAGTAGTCGCGCTGAAACTGGCTGCGCCGATCAACTCAAAACCCAAAGCGCCGTCTCGGCGGCAGAAATGGACAATCAAGTTATGTTCTCGGAAATCATCGCAAAGGTAGAAGGCGCTGAGAAAACCTTCGTTGGCTGGATCGCGAAAGAATACAAGGCGCTTTACAGCAAAGAGCCGGAGATCGAGCAGGTGGTTGACGCCACCATCGATTATGTTGAGCCTGCTCTTGTGATCGTGCTCGATGCGGTTGGGGCTGGCGGTCTGACTCCAGAAGTGGTCAGCGTGATCAACGAAGCGCAGGCCGACCTCAAAGTAGTGAGCGCTCTGATCTACGACTTTGGGCCGACTCCCACAGCCGCATCGATTGCCGCAAGCGTGGCTTCGAACCTCGCATCGATTGAGTCCGCTGGCCACATCAAAGACACAGCGACTCAGGCCAAGTTCGCGCTGATCGTCAAGGCTGTCGGCACGCTCGCCACATCGATTGCGAACCTGGTAGCATCGCAGGCCGCAAAGTCTGCGCAGGCGGCTTAACTATGTACGGCTGGCTTAAACTCGTAGCCGGCGTTGTCATCGCAGCCCTACTCGGCGTTGCCGTGTGGGGCTGCTTTGGCATTGCGCATCATCTCATTGTGGCAGTTGATCGTTTCGGGGATGCCGGCGCGGGCTTGGCGGAGACTACCGCTAAACTCAACGGACGCCACGGCACTATCGCTATGGCCGATGAGGATGTGGGCGCGGTCAAAAGCCTCATCGTCCATGCAGACCTGGCGGCCCGCCATGAGCAGCAACAGATGACCACATGGGACACGCGCGGTGCTATTCTCTTCGCCAACCTTAACGGTGGCGTATCTGATTTGCGTGGCACCGTGCGTAAATCTACTGATGCGGTGAGCGAAGTGCAGGAAACTGCGCGAGCCGCTACAGGTCTCCTGAATACGGCCAACACTGCACTCGATCAGCTTAATGATGACAAGGATGGCCTTTCGCCTGTGATGCGCACTTATCTGAATACAGGCAACGATCTGGATGCTTTGCTCAAACGTAAAGCTGTGAGCGATATTCTCGACCATGCCGCCGGCATCACGCTCTCCGCAGATGGCATTCTTGCGGATGGTAAGAGGGTCGCAGATAAGGCGAGTGCGGATTACCTTACGCCCAAGCCTTGGTACATCAAGGCGCGCAATTATGCCGGAGACACCTACGATCTCGCTGCACTCTTCGCGCGTCACACTCCGTAAATGGCGTGTCTCCTGATTTCGCCTGCATAGTGATTTCAGGAGATATGCCTGTGTCGCCGAGCGAATTCCACGCCATAGCTGATCTAACTGAAGAGATACGCGGGTATCGGCGTGATATTGCCGTTCTGCATACCAAGCTATTTGGCGATGAGAAATCGGAAAACCCTCAGGGCCGCGTGCCGAAACTGGAGGCGCACTGCGAGAACTTGGCGATCCGTCTGCGGCGTTATGAAAAGCGCGAATGGATGGTGAGGGGTATGGCGGTGCTGATCGGCGCGATTGTGACAGCAGCCGGATTTCTCTACGAAGTGACCAATATCAACAGGGGGCATTGATGGCAACAGCTATTCCCGTTGCGCAGCAAAAAGAGATTGCGGCGCGCGTTAAGCGCGGCCAGTCCTACCGGAGCATCGGTAAGGATTTGGGCATTCATTTCAGTATTTGCCAGCGCTATAAAGACGGTCCCAAGTTGCCGGTACCGCAGACTTCGGAGCAGGTTGAGGCGGCGATCCGCGCGGTACTAAAACGCGGCCCATCTACAGCCGCAGACCTGGCTGCAAAGCTCTGCATTCCGATCCGCACCGTACGCCGCTTTATCGATGCCATGCAGAGCCGCGGCAACATGATCATGGAGTATGCCGGCGGCGTTTATGAGATGGCTTCGACGATGAATCTTGAGCCGGGCCGACATGAAGTGAAAGGCGACACCAAAGGTGAATGGACGCATCACTTCGGCCTTACCTCAGACAATCACCTTTGTAATCGGCAGAGCCGTCTCGACGTGCTGAATGCCGCTTACGATCATTTTGCACGTCAAGGCATCACGACGGTATTCAATGCCGGGAACTGGATTGATGGTGAAGCGCGTTTCAATAAGACGGAGCTCCTGACGGCTCCCGGCATGGACAATCAGATGGACTATTTGATTGACAAGTGGCCAGTCCGCGATGGCCTCACCACGCATTACATCGCTGGCGATGATCATGAGGGTTGGTACGCTCAGCGCGAGGGCATCGAGGTTGGGAAGTACCTGCAAATGCGCGCCGAAGATCAGGGTCGCCACGATCTGAAATACCTCGGGTATGCGGAGTGTGACGTAGCGCTAAAGTGCGGATCGCATTCTGCAGTGATGCGCGTATTACATCCTGGCGGTGGATCGGCCTATGCCACGAGCTATACAGCCCAAAAGATCGTAGAGAGTTATCAGGGAGGGGAGAAGCCTCAAGTACTCATCATTGGCCACTACCACAAGGCGGAATATGGATACCCGCGAGAGGTGCACTGTATTCAGGCTGGATGCACCGAAGATCAAAGCCTTTTCATGCGCAAGAAAAAAATCGCGGCGCATGTGGGTTTTTGGGAGCTCAAGATCAAACAGAACGCGCAAGGCATCATCACGCGCGTGGCAGTTGAGTGGTTTCCGTTCTTTGATCGCGGCTTCTACGAGCGGCGGTATCGATAGACATGTACGAGGTTGATTGGCTATGGGATGACGAGGATTCTCTCGTTTTCTTTGGCGAGTCGTGCACTAAAAGCAGGGATCATGCAGACAGTTAAAATCGGATTTGGATACAAGGCGCGCCGCGGCAAAGATACGGCGTGCAAGGCCATCGTGCAGCGCCTCGGCGGCCTCGTGAACGTGCGGCAATATGCGTTTGCGGGTGAGTTGCGGGCAGAGGTGAACGCGGCGATTTTTGACCGCTGGGTGCAGGATTTCCCCAATCAGGACTTTGAACCTCAAAGCGCCGTGCGGCATCTTTGTGAATGGGCCGGTGTATCGTACGATCCACACGCGCCGCACAGCTCGGAATATCCGCACGGCAAGCAGCGCCAGCTTTGCCAATGGTGGGGCACAGAGTACCGGCGCACGCAGGACAACGATTATTGGGTGAAGCGCCTGGCGGAGCGCATCAAGCGCGAGGCTCCGGCGTTCGCCGTAATTTCCGATATGCGTTTTTTTAATGAGTTTGAGTTTTGCGATCACCGCATCCGTATAGATCGGCCCGGCTTTGAGATCGCAGACGGCACGCACCACATATCGGAAATCCAACTCGATGCGCTGCCGGAGTCGCGCTGGGATGCCGTGATCGAGGCGGATACGCCAGAAGTAGTGGAGCGCCTTGCGGTGCGCCAGTTCTGGCGTATCTTCGCAGCTACGCCGTACGCCGTGCAGCGCGCGGCTGTGGCCTAGCCTTCCGGTTTCCGTCTAACTCAATAGCCATTACCGCATCGTACTTCGCTTGACGCCGTTGATGGCTGTAGTACCACATCATCTGCTCGGTTACGTGGCCCGCAATAGCGCGCACCGTCTCAGGGTTGACGCCATTTTCCAGCATCCGTGTGATGCATTGATGCCGGAGATCGTGAGGGTTGAGTGTGGCGAACCCCGTAGCGGCGCGCAGCTTATCCCAACTTTTGCGCAGAAACCACCGGGATGCCTGGCGCTCGGGGTTCCATAGCTTCCTGTTGATGCGAAAAGGAAACAGGTAGTGATGGGGCTGGCATGACCCCAACTCCAATGCCCGGCGCAAGCATTGCTGAACCGCCCATCGCGCCGTTCGATTAAGTGCGATCTTTCTTGGGCGGCTAGAATTCTTCACTGCGTCTTCCGGAATATATATCTCCGAAATCTCAGGCGGTTCGCGCAGTAGAAGGTGCTTCAGGCGCAGCCCACGCAGCTCACAGCCGGCCGCAGTGGTGTTGTTGGTGATGCAGGCTACCCAATAAGCAAGTTGCGCCTCAGGGTGGCCTGCTGCCTTGCTAAACAACTCTTCCTCGTCCTCTTCGCTTAGCACGTCACGCGGGCTCCACTTGGGGATTGCCAGCGGAAAATAGTAAGGCTGTAGCTTGGACCACAGCCTGCAGTGCTTGAGCATCTGGGCCAGAAACGAGAGCTCGTGATTGATAAGAGAGTGCCCCGCCGCTAGCCTCCAGGTGTGCAGCTCTCTCCCATCAATATGGCCGATGACCGGATTCTGAGTTCGCAGCAATTGATACTCGCGCAAATGACCGGCTGTTATATCGCAAAGCCGGAGAGCGCCGAAGAATTTATGTAATGCAGCTATGTAGCCGAGGTTGGTTTCGTGAGTTCTAGCTTTCAGGTGTCCGCGGCGGCGAAGCTCCATCCATACCGGCGCGGCCTGCTCAAAAGAGAGCCGCGATAAGTCTAGGTCCATCTGTATCAACTGCAAGTCAGCCTCGATACACGCAGGGCAATCTATATGGCCAGCGCTATGGCGCAAACCGTCTGCGCGGGCGCTCTCGCCGGCCGCCGTTCCTGGGGTAAAGTGTTTCTGATTACCACTCAATTGTAGCCTCCGGAAATGCCTTGTTTAGCCCCTTAACGCGCATAAAGGCGTCAGACGCGCATCTTTGAAACGCTTCTATGCACCTCACGGCGCACGAGATAACCGCTAGAATTTGCCTATGGCTTCGAGACGAATCAACTTCGCGATGGCACCCGCCATGCTCAAAAATCTTGATAAGTTGGCGCTGAAAATCGGGCTTGATAGGACGAATGCGATCCGCTACTGCATTGCACGAACCTGCGAAATCGAGCTAGCGGTTGCGAGTAAAGAGGAATCACGAAAGTAACGTGCCGGGTAAAATAATTAAGTTGCAGCAATACGGCTTGGGCGTACTCTGTCATCACATTCACCTGTAACCCTCCATCGTTCAAACCTTGGGAGTTACAGGCCATCTTGACCACGAAACATACAGAGATCAAGATTGCCAGCAGGATGCCGGTGTTAGAGCACCGGCCCGAATCGAATCAACCACCGGCCTTCTAAGCCGGTGGTTGCAGGTTCAAGCCCTGCCTCGCCTACCAAGGTATTGGCAATCTTCTGATTTCAAAAGGAGATTGTCAAGTGCCTGCCCTCGAAAATGCCCTTAGAGCACCGGCCGAAGAGCTTCCTTCAGGCCAAAGTGCGTGGCTTGCCAAGATTGTGGACGTGCTGTTGTGGCCGTTCACGCGTTGCCGGCATAGCAATACCAGCCGCCCATACAGCGATACGCAGATTTGCTTCGATTGTGGATCGTGGCGCAGCTATCGCTTTGGCATGTGGGGTGTCCGCGCCGGAAAATGGCAGAAGCCTCATGCGCTTGATCCACGCAACGGCACGATTACTGAAACGATCCGCCATGCCGTTGCGGAGCCGCCGCAACCAATCAAGTTGCCACGCGTGCGAGTGAACGTTTGCATCGACTGCGGCAAGCAGCTCGATCACTTCGGCGCATGTCCCTCCGCTACCCCCCTCGATATGACACTGCAGACCGCTCCGGTCTTTTGTGGCAAGCCTGCTCAGTCCGAGCTCTCGCGTGTCAGCGCGGCCGCTTATCGCATTACAGATAAGCACCTAGGGACGGAGGTGCGGGGATGACAATTCTCACTCGCAATGCTCGCATTGAGCGGCGCAAGACTAAGGCCGCCGCACTGTGTGCGATGGAGGATCACCTTTACCGCACAGTGTGGGGGAAGTACCACGCTCGGCCGTCACAGATCAAAGCCGGGGCCCGCAAATTGCTCGATGTTCTGATGGCCATCAGCCGCCGCGCCGCGCGCACAGCTCAGGCGGTGCAGGGATGACGACTCTTACGCCGGCAATTAAAGGTCAGTTGACGAAGGCTGTAAACGCAATGACAGCCCGCGATGCCTGCCCCGCAACGAAGTTTGTAACCATCCGCAGCATCTTTCGTCGTTGCATGCCGCGCGAACAAGCCAAGCATGCTACGCGTAAATATCTGAGGGGGGGCAGGCATGAGAAAGCCACGCCGCCGTTACCAACCCTCCAGCGGACACAAATTGGTGCTGCTCGTGAGTAATCCTATGGGACTGCGCACGCAACGGCACATCACTCGCCAGGTACTCGAAAGCAAGCGGCCGGTAATTGCCAATCTTGCTGGATATGCTGGCGCAGAATGGGCAATCGATCAGCTTATTGAGTTGCCCGCGACCATCAAGCCAGGTTGGCCTAACCCCTGCAAGGCGGCTCGCGCCAAGCTGAGAAAGGCGGCGTGACTTGGGACGCTTAGCGCTCAACCACAATCCCCTGCAGAATTCTCTTATCCCCGAGCTTCACGAGCCCGCCGCCATCTTTGGCGAGCCGGTGAGCGCGGCAGACGTACACATAATGAACGGTCAACGTGCGCAGGTAGAAGCCATCATGGCCGATGGGTTCTGGCACACGCTGCCCAGCCTGCGCGCCGATTTGAAACGAAGGTTTGGCCGATTGTATGCCGAAACTTCTATCAGCGCTCGTATCCGCGGTCTGCGGCGCGCGGGATACACAGTAGAGCATCGGCGCACACATGTTGGTTCGAGCCTATATGAATATCGCGCGATGAGGACGGGTAGTGAGGTGGCCGCATGATCATCTACCTCATCCGCAACACCGTCAACGGCAAGTGCTATGTCGGCAAAACATCGCGTAGCCTTAGCGCCCGGTGGCATGAGCATCTGCGCGATGCACGCAACCGTCATCGTACAGGGCCGCTTTATGACGATCTGAGCACCTACCAGCGTCACTGCTTTGAGACGGAGGTGCTAAGCACCGCTAAAGACTCGCGCCGCCTGGCGCAGCTCGAACGCAAGTTTATCCGCATCTTTCATGCCGTAGAGAGCGGATACAACCGCGCAGAGTGCAGCTTTGGTGGCCGCATTCGCAAGCGGCGCGCCGTGCCAAGCGCGCCACGTTCGCCCGAACAAAAGCTCAAGATCGCATCGTCCGTGCGGCGTGCGTGGCTTGAGCGGAAAGAGGCCGCATGACGATCACGTCTTTTGTCTACGCAGAAGTCGCGCCGGAGCGCACGGAGCACAACTTCACGCGGACCTATACCGGTCGTATGTTCTGGCCACTAAACCCGCATGCAGAAGATATTGACGTTCTGGATGTGGCGCACCATCTCAGCAACGAATGCCGCTTCAATGGCGCGACATATCGTCACTACTCCGTGGCCCAACATGCTGTTCTCGTGAGTCACCTGGCGGCGAGGATTGCGCTCGCTCAGAGCCGTAGCCGTGGCCGCTTCGATTACGCGCGTGAGATCGCGCTGTGGGGCCTGCACCACGACGACTCAGAGGCGTACTTACGCGACATGATCCGGCCTATCAAGAAAGCGCCAGGCCTCGGTGATGTCTATAAAGTGATCGAACGTCGCATGATGGTTGCGGTAATCGAGCGCTTTGATCTAACACCGCACGAGCCCTCCATCGTCAAGATCGCCGACGAAATTATAGGCGACTCTGAAGGCCGTGATTTAGTGCGCGGATACATCGTGAAGCCTAATGCTGAAACTCTCCCTGAAACCATCGTGCCACTCAGGCCAGAGGATGCAGAGGCTGCATATCTGCGCCGGCATTATGCACTGATCAATGCGCGCTCGGCCGCTCAGATCGCAAAGGAGCTGGACGCATGCTGATTCTGCATTGCATTGAGTTCTGCGGTCTGATCGCCGCTGCCGTGGCGGGAGTCTGTTTGATTGCCGGAATTGTGGTATCGATCTCGCTGTGGAACATCGCGAGGCGAGACCGCGCATCGCTTAACCGATGGCTTAGCCCTCAAGATGCGCAGAATTTAAGCGCATTCTCTGACCAAATAGCTCGCTAACTGTTCGGCAAACACCAGTCACCATAACCCAGCAGCGGGAGAGCTGCGTCAAGGATGCTTTATGACTGAAGTCGCAGACAAAACAGAGATAGATGCGCAGAAATCCTCCATCTCTCTCGCGAGCCTCAAGCATGCCCTCAAGGTATGCAGGGTGGCCAATAGTAAAGCAAATCTCATCCCGATTCTGTCGGGAGTACGCATTGAGCAGATTGAAAGCGGGTTGGCGCTTGAAGCGACCGATCTTGAGCTGTATATCCGCGTCGTAATCCCGGAGCTCGCAGGTCCAACAAGGGCCATCGTCACTCCGGCTGAAAAGTTCGCAGCCTGGACACAGCTTCTCAGCGGAGAGACTGTACAGATCAGCGCAACGCAGAAACGCGCCACCGTTAAGTGTGGCAGGGGCAAGGCAACGCTGCCATTGCTCTCGGCGACAGATTGGCCCGCGAACGATGTGTATGCGCTGCAGGGCGCGACTACGACCCTTACACAGGGTGCGTTTGCTCGCGCTCTGCGCTTTGCTCAGATCACGCTCGGCGAGGACAATCCGCGCCTTGCCCTCAACGGCGTAAAGGTGATTGGCGATGGAACGCGCCTGCGCCTTGTGTCTACCGATGGGCACTGCCTTGTGCTCTACACGCTTCCCAGCGAGGAAAAGATCGACCTGTTGCTTCCTGCCCGCATGGTCAAGGCGATATTACCGCTGATAACTGACGAAGCCGGCGGCGTAGATGTGGTGTTTGATAGCCGGCGCATTCTTGCCAGCATCGACGCGGATGTAAAGACCTACGTGGGTGGCAATCAGATGACCGGTCAATATCCCCGTTGGGAAGCGATCATGCCTACCGACAAACGCTCGAATGTCACGGTGAATGCAGCAGATTTACTGGCTAGCCTGGAACGTTGTTTTGTAATGAGCGACGAAAGGACCTCTGCCATCGATGTCACGTTTTCTGGCGGCGAAATCACACTTCACGCCGCCGACGTGGCGCATGGCGAAGCCGATGAGACGGTTCCCTTCTCTGGTGACTTTACCGGCGAATTGCGGACGCGGATCAACGGTTCGTTTTTAAAGGTCCTTCTTCGCAAACTCGATAGCGAGCTCGTTATCGCCCTTCCTGACAACAACAGCAAAGCGCTTCTTTTTAAAGCGCAGCCGCACGAGGGCGAAACTCTTGATTACATCATCATGCCCATGCGAAGGGACTGACATGGGTAAGCATTTCAGATGGACGCCGGAGGCGTTGAAGCGCCTCCGGCAGTTAGCCGGCAAAACCACCTCAACCAAGATAGCCGCACACCTTGGATGCTCGGTTAACTCTGTCAACTGCAAGATTTCGGAACTTAGGCTACGGGGATGGCGGCACGGTGGATCACAAGCGCCGCATATAACTCTCTCCTCTTTTGACGAGTTAGAAGAACAGGAAAAGACAAAGCGCGCATCGCGAATTGAGCGCATGCAACATCTTTCGGAAAGGATCATGCAATGCAGGAAATTCCTAGCGCAGACACGCACGGCACAATGATGCAATATCGCCGCGGGTGCCGCTGCGTTCGCTGCCGGATGGCCGCCTCTGACGTTGCGCGACTTAAGCGCCAGCGCGTGAAAAATGGCACTGCCGATTTTCACGTGAGCGCGGAATTAGCTGCAGCGCACCTACGCGAGCTATCCAAAAACGGAATGGGCCTGAGAGCTATTGAGGAATGTACAGGCATCCAACGTGCGCGCTTACGGGCTATCAAGTATTGCCGGAAGCGGATCAGGCAGAGCACTGAGCAGCGGATCATGGCGCTGCATGCATCCGCAAAATCCGGCGGCGCGTGGATGTATGCCACCTTTGCCAACGCGATGGTTGAGGAAATGCTAGGGGCCGGATGGTCAAGGGCGCGGATCGCCCGTGCGATGGGAAATAAGTGCGGGCGACTTGCTTGGTATGGCCGCAAGAAAATCCGCGTGAGCACACGGGTGCGATTCAGCGCCGTTTATGAGCAGTTCAAAAGAGAGGCCGCATAACAATGGCGCTGAGAGCAGTACCGGATCACCCAAAATTCGCTGATTTGAAGGCCAGATTGAACCGCCCAAAGTACGTAGCACTCGGGTGCCTGGAGGCAATCTGGCACTTTGCCGGCCGCTTTACACCTCAGGGAAATATCGGTAAGTACACGGATCATGCCATCGAAGCTTGGGTTGAATGGGACGGCGCGCCGGGAGAGCTCATTGACGCCCTGCGCGGCGCGGGATGGATAGATACGGACCCGGTTCATCGGCTATTGGTTCACGATTGGGCGCAGCACGCGGATAAAGCCACAAAGCAATCTCTTGGCCGCGTGAAATTGAAATTCTGTGTTCCAACCGTACACACACAGGGAGAACACTTGGAACACGTTACGCCAAACAATGGCACACCGTACTCACCTCTTGTACCAGTACCAGTACCTGTACCTGTACCAGAGCCAAGAGCAAAGACTTGCACAGAGGCAAGCTCTGCGCCAGCTCTTGGGATGGACGGCAAGCCGCTATTACTCCCGCTGATCAACGGAAAAGACTGGAACGTTCCAGCCGCCGATTGCCTGGAATGGGCGGCTGCGTACCCAGCGGTAGACGTGCACGAGCAACTGCTCAAGATGCGCGTGTGGCTGGCTGCAAACCCTAAGAATCGCAAAACACCAAACGGCGTGCGGCGCTTTGTTGTGTCATGGCTGGCGCGCTCGCAGGATTCAGCACGGCCAACGGGGGGAAGCAATGGACACGTCAATCGTGGGCAGGCCCGCACAGACAGCAATCGCGCAGCCGCTATCGAAGCAGCGGAGCGTATCGCTGCTAAAGCAACTGATGGTGTTGGCTGAGGCTCGTGGCGCGGATGTGAGCGCTGAGGCTTATGAGCTCTATGCCACGGTGCTGGCCGAGTTTGCCGACGAAGACATACGCGCCGTGATTGGCGGGATGGCGCGCAGCAGGCGTGGTGAGTTTGAAAAACCTTGGCCACCGCTGGGCGATCTGATCGAGCCGTTGCGCACGATGCGCCGGCGACGGATAGAAGCCCAGCGCGCGACGGAAGACAAGGAGGCGCGGATCACGGCGTTTTGGCAGTGGGCCGATGAGTGGATGAAAGTAACCGGCAACGATGAGGCGGAGTTACTAGATCGCTTTCCAACATACAGGGGCACGAAACCGAGGGGATGACGATGGCAGATACAAGCGTAAACAGCACAACAGAGGGACCGCGCCAATGGAACTATTGCCCCGTTATGCAGTTTTTCGCGCGAGTAATCAACGTGGCGCTGATTGATTGCAAGTGCGTGTTGGCGGTGGCCTCGGTATCTCACGGGACTCTGGTTGCGTTGCCATTGTCGGGCATGGCACCTGTCGTAATCGGTCCGAAAGAGCGTCCGACTGACGAGGCATTGCTTGCCCGCGATTGGATCGCACGATCTATCAGCCCACTCGATGGCCGCCAGCGCAGGTATGTGAGTTTTCCTGAGTGCTGCGCCCAGCTCGGCGTAGATGCTGAGGCTTCGCGCTTATCGCTACTCGCGGTAATCGATGATGTTGCTGATTACGACAATGACAACGCGGATGAGCGCCTGGAAGCTCTGAGTGCGGCTGAGTTGCCGGACGATGACGAGCCTCTTTTCGATGCGCCACGGATTGTCCCGGTGCTTGATCAGCTTTCGCTGCTCGATGGTGTGATCTCGTGACGCCACAAGAGCAGAAGCAATACGACAAAGAGTGTCTTTTGGAACGCGCAGCAATTATCGAGTTTTGCGGAAACGTGCCACGTGTTGAAGCAGAGCGCATGGCAATCGAGCAATTTAACAAGCAGCGCTCTGCTGAGCGTGCCGCTAACCAAAAACAAGGATAGGTGAGAGATGAAGGGATACAAAGGGTTCAACGAAAAGCTTCAGTGCACGCCAGATGGCAAGGTGTTTCAGTTTGAAGTCGGCAAGGAATACAAGCACAAAGGCGCAGCAAAGCTATGCTCAACAGGTTTTCATTTTGTAGAAAATCCACTCGCGGCGCTGCGGTATTATCCGCCAACGGGAAGGTTTGCGGAAGTTGATGGAGATGAGGTAGCTCAAGAAACTGACGAGTCTACGAAGCGCGTTGCGAAAATCCTGCGCATCCATACCGAGATTTCGCTTTCACAGCTTATTGCCGGCGGCGTGAAGTTCATTTTGGAAAAGGTTGATTTCGTCAATGCGAAAGAATCAAACACCGGCGACGGCTCGGCGGCCACAAACACCGGCGACGGCTCGGCGGCCACAAACACCGGCGACGGCTCGGCGGCCACAAACACCGGCGACAGATCGGCGGCCACAAACACCGGCGACAGATCGGCGGCCACAAACACCGGCTACAGCTCGGCGGCCACAAACACCGGCTACGGCTCGGCGGCCACAAACACCGGCGACAGCTCGGCGGCCACAAACACCGGCGACAGCTCGGCGGCCACAAACACCGGCGACGGCTCGGCGGCCACAAACACCGGCTACAGCTCGGCGGCCACAAACACCGGCTACAGCTCGGCGGCCACAAACACCGGCTACAGCTCGGCGGCCACAAACACCGGCGACAGCTCGGCGGCCACAAACACCGGCGTCAGATCGGCGGCCACAAACACCGGCGACAGCTCGGCGGCCACAAACACCGGCGTCAGATCGGCGGCCACAAACACCGGCGTCAGATCGGCGGCCACAAACACCGGCGACAGATCGGCGGCCACAAACACCAGCTACAGCTCGGCGGCCACAAACACCGGCTACAGCTCGGCGGCCACAAACACCGGCGACAGCTCGGCGGCCACAAACACCGGCGACAGATCGGCGGCCACAAACACCGGCGTCAGATCGGCGGCCACAAACACCGGCGACAGATCGGCGGCCACAAACACCGGCTACAGCTCGGCGGCCACAAACACCGGCGTCAGATCGGCGGCCACAAACACCGGCGACAGATCGGCGGCCACAAACACCGGCTACGAAGGCTGCGCAATATCGCTTGGCATTGACGGTGTAGCACGAGGCTCGAAAGGATGCTGGTTAACGTTGGCTGAGTGGAAACAAGACAAGGAATACATCTGGCATCGCGTAGACGTTCGCACTGTCCGTGTGGATGGAAAGAAAATCAAGCCAGACACGTTCTATAAACTTCAAGGCGGAAAGTTCGTAGAAACCACCCGGGAAATGTAATCAAGGCGAGGCTCTGCGCATGCGTGGAGCCTCATCTTGCGCGAATCCTGAGATTTTCTATTCCTAGAAATGGCGGGGCAAACAAAACACTGAATTTGTTGCGTGAAATTTGCGTATAACCACAGGTTTGACCACACGATCTCAAAAGATGCCTTTATCTAACGCCAAAATTCGCGCAATCAAGCCACAGTCCAAACGCTTCATGCTCTCGGATGGCAATGGGCTGCGTTTGCTGGTTAGACCAACTGGAAAAATGGCGTGGATTTACCGGTATTCGCTCCGTGGCGCGCCCGGCGAGGTAACTTTGGGCAGATTCCCTGCCTTAGGTCTCGCCGAAGCGCGCACGAGGCGCGCAGTGCTCGCGGCGGCCATTGAAAAAGGCAAGTCTCCAGATGATTTGCGGCGCAGTGAAAAACTTGCTGCAGAGCGCGGCGAAACAGTGAGAGTCTTCGGAAATCGGTATTTGAGTGCGCACGTCTCGCGCGTACGTCAAGACGTTGCTCCGATCCGCCGCTATCTTGAACGCGATGTGTATCCGGCGATTGGAGATCGAGTGATTGCCGAGGTTACGGCAGGCGATGTACGGGAATTGATTTTCAAGCGCCTCGAAGACGGTAAGCCGCAAAGCGCCCTCGCGCTGCGCAACCTATTAAAACGCTTATGGGACTACGCGTTAGTCCGTGGCGTTGTCGATAAGAATCCGCTCGCAGCAATTCCAGCGAAGTACGTTGCAGCGGTGAGTAGCCGTACACGCTCATTGCAGCCGGCGGAAATTAGGTCTTTTTTGCGCGCTCTGAAAATCGCCAAAATCAAGCAAAAACACAAGATAGCTTTGGAGTTGATTTTGCTCACATTGACACGTAAAGGCGAGATGCGCCTTGCGCGCTGGGAAGAATTCAACCTTGACCGCGGCGAATGGGAGATTCCTGAATCGCACAGCAAGACAACTGCGCAGATTGTCTACTTAAGCCGCCAAGCTGTGGCCCTGCTGGAGCAGATCGCGCCGCCACAGCAGCGTTACGGTTGCGTTTTCCCGGCGATCAATGGCGTTGACACACCTATGAGCGCGAGCACTCTGAATCATGCGCTGAGTAGAGTGCCAGTGAAGATCAATCATTTTACGGTCCACGACTTGAGGCGCACTGCAGCTACCAACCTGAGCGAGCAAGAGTACAGCGCTGATTGGATAGAAAAGGCTCTCAACCACAAAATTAAGGGCGTACGAGGCGTATACAACCGCGCGCAGTATGCCAAGCAGCGCGCCGGAATGCTTCAGGCATGGGCCGATTGGCTGGAGGGATTATGCGTGTAAATTGGCGCGGTTTTCAAGGTGGACTGCACTCTGAGGATGTGAGGACGCTGCGGATCGGGCGCAGTCTGGAGTCTAGGCTGTAGGCGATTGCCATGCCGAATGATCAGATTCCCAAACGGGCCAGCGTCCAAGCCTATTGTTATGAGGTGAGTATCGAATAGCGCAAGATGAAGTGACAGGCCGCAAAGGCTATGCGATGGATGGTCCCTCAGCGGCTTTTGGCTCGTCGGGTCCTTCCGCCATCAGCGCCGCTACGGGTGACGCGCCACCCCACGTGTGCCCTAGCGCCAGCGTTTTTGTGCGTTTGTTCCGGTTCCGCAAGTATGGCCAAAGACGAAAACTCGAAAAGCTTTGCCGTAATGAGCGTTGTGGATGTTGCGGAACTGCTTGGGGTGACGGATCGGGGAGTTCGTAAGTGGATTAAAGAGAAAGGTTTACCTGCTAAGCCTGATCCTCGCGGCTTCATCCTCGATTGGCCATCCGTTCTGCGCTGGTATGTCGAGTACAAGATCGCTGAAAACGGCGGAACTGGCGGAACTGGAGCCCCCGGAACGGCCGGAATTGAGCCTGTGGAGGACTACGATCAGGCGCTCGCTCGGAAGACGCGCGCAGAGGCTGATCTCAAAGAGCTCCAACTTGCCCGTGAGCGTAGCGAGGTGGCGGCCATCGCCGACGTTGAGAAGGTGATGAGCAATTCCGCTAAATCGATACAGACATTGCTTTTAGCTCTAGCATCCAGTCTAACTCCAAAGCTGATCGGCGTCACGGATCGCAATAAGATTTTCGCGGAGATAGATCGCGCGGTGCGCGCCGCTCTTGGGAACCTCCCAAACGTCAACGCCGTTCGCGAAGCGCGCAAGGAAGCCGTCGAGGAAGACTCCGAATGATCTATGCCTCTGTGTGCTCCGGTATCGAAGCGGCCACGGTGGCCTGGCATTCGCTAGGCTGGCAGCCGCGCCTCTTTGCTGAGATCGATAAATTTCCCAGCCTGGTGCTGGCTCATCACTACCCACAGGTGCCCAATGTCGGCGACTTCACGAAGATCACAAAAGAGCAATGCGGACCAATTGACCTGCTTGCCGGCGGAACCCCCTGCCAGGACTTCAGCATCGCCGGACTTAGAGCGGGAATGGCAGGAGAGCGCGGCCACCTCACAGTTGAGTTTGCTCAACTTGCTGGCCGTCTACGGCCCCGCTGGCTGGTATGGGAGAACGTGCCCGGCGTCTTGTCAATCGAGGGGGGGGCAGCCTTTGGAACCTTCCTCGGGATGCTGGGGCAACTCGGGTATGGGTTCGCCTACCGAGTTCTTGACGCTCAATACTTTGGAGTTCCACAGCGCCGCCGGCGCGTCTTCGTTGTCGGACATTTTGGAGACTGGAGACGTGCCGCCGCAGTACTTTTTGAGCGCCACAGCATGTCGGGGGATACTCCGCCGCGCCGCGAAGCGGGGCAAAGTATTACCGGAAGCCTTGCAGCTCGCACTGCGGCCGGCGGCGGCCTAGGCACTGACTTTGAGTGCATGGGGGGGGTAATTCCGCAGTATGGGGGTATCTTTGACGACGCAATAGCTCCGGCGTTATCTGCATCTGGGCATGGAACGTCTCGCGCCGGAGATTCGCGCGGTCAAGACTGCCTGATTGCTAGTACTGGCGAAGTTTCACACTGCCTGAACGGGGGGGGCATGCGCCGTCAGGACTACGAAACAGAAACGCTGATCTCACACTCGCTGCGCGGAGGTGGCTTTGACGCGAGCGAGGATGGCACCGGAAGAGGTACGCCGCGGATGGCCGCTCGCCGCCTCACTCCGCGCGAGTGCGAGCGCCTGCAGGGCTTTCCCGATAACTACACGCTCATCTCACCCAAGACGGCAGATGCCCCGCGCTATAAAGCACTCGGCAACAGCATGGCGGTGCCAGTCATGTGTTGGATCGGTGAGCGCATTGCAATGGTGGATGCGCTATGAGTGGAGCTCGCCAGGCCTACGCCACATCCTCAGAGGGTATGAGCGCCCTGAGCGCCGCCGTAGAGCGCTCACTGAAGCTGTACGAGCCGCCGCCCAATCTCACACTCTCTCAGTGGTCAGACCGGTACGCATACATCCCCAAAGAGGCAGGCGCGTTTCCCGGCAAGTTCCATACTGACTTTGCGGAGTATCAGCGTGGCCTGCAGGACGCCATCACCGATCCTGACGTTGAGACAGTGGTGATGATGCTGTGCGCGCAATCCGGTAAGACACAGGCAGAGCTTAATGCGGTTGGCTTTTATAGCCACTGGGAACCATCGCCGATTCTCTTCGTGCAGGCGTCTCTTGCCGAGGCCGAGAAATTCTCGAAGAATCGCATCGCCAAGATGATTCGCGACACTCCGATGTTGCGCAAGGTGTTCCCTTCCCCTAAGACGCGCGATAGCGGCAACACTCTGCTCAATAAGGAATTCATGGGCGGTGTGCTGATCCTCGCCGGAGCTAATGCGCCGGCCGGTCTGGCATCTATGCCGATCCGCATCCTCATTATGGATGAGGTAGATCGCTATGAGGAGAGCGCCGGCACTGAAGGCGATCCGTGCGATCTGGCAGGCAAGCGCACGACTACATTTTGGAACCGCAAGAAAATCCTCTCTTCCACGCCAGGCATTAAGTACAAGAGCCGCATCGAAAAGGCGTATCAATCCAGCGATCAGCGTAAGTATTTTGTGCCATGTCCGCACTGTGGGGAGATGCAGACGTTGGAGTGGAAACGGCTGCATTGGAAGACGCAGGACATGGGGCCCACAAGCCGCCCGCGCGTAACAGAGTGGCACTATGTGTGCGTCAACGGCTGCGTGATCGAGGAGCAGAGTAAGTACGACATGATCCGCCACGGTAAGTGGCGCGCTACCTCTGTGAGCCATGATGGCAAGACGGCCGGATTTCAACTCAACGCGCTGTACTCGCCGGTAGTGGATTGGCTCAAGCTCATCCATGAATGGCTGGATGCCAAGGGAAGCCTCGAAGCGATGAAGGTGTTCATCAACACCAACCTCGCCGAGACCTGGGAGATTCGCGGCACGGGCGCAGATGTTCACGATCTCGAAAAGCGAGATCGCTTTAGCCGCGAATTGCTTCCCAGTGGAGTGTTGTTCTTGACCGCCGGCGTTGACGTGCAGGATAACCGGCTGGAGGTATCGATATGGGGATGGGGCCTCAATGATGAGCGTTGGGTGATCGATCATCGCGTGTTTCCCGGTGATCCGTCACTGCCTGACACCGATCCCGGCAGTCCGTGGGCGGCTTTGCGTGATTACCTTTTACTGTCGTGGGAGCATACGGGCGGCGGCGAAGGCGCGCGCTTATTGATGCACGTTGTCTGCGCTCTGGTTGACTCGGGCGGTCATCATACAGAACGGGTATACGAATTCACGCGCAAACACGAGTTGCGCCGCTGGCACGCCATCGTGGGCCGCGCCGGCATCGGTAAGCCGCTCGTGGGCACGCGCAGCGAGGTCGGACCTCACAAGACACCGCTGTATACCGTGGGTGTGGACACGGCCAAAGAGGACATATTCACGTCGTTTCGTGTCAAAGAGGTTGGCTCTGGATATTGCCACTTCAGCGACGATCTGCCGCCCGAATACTTCCGCCAGGTGACAGCGGAAAAGATGGTGACCACGGTCCGCGATTTTCAGACCACAATGGTCTGGAAGAAAACAAGCGAGCGTAATGAAGCGCTGGATTGTGCTGTGTATGCGCGGGCGGCAGTAGCCGTGCTTCGCCCCAACTTCCGCCAGGTCGCCGCGAATCTGTTCAAGGCAGTTGAGAAGCGCCGCGCGCAGCGCAACCCTACACCCGCAAAGGTGACGCTCGGCGCGCCGGAAGAGAAAGCCGTCGCGATTAATGAGGACGAAGCTCGGCATAACCGGGAAGAGATTCACAAAGACGAAAAGGCCGCAGCGGAGAAGAAACGCAAAGAGCTCTATGGTCACACCCACGAACCCTTGAAACCCGCGCCGGAGGACTCTGGCCGCCCCCGGCCCGCGAATTTTCCTCGCTCGCGCCCTAGACCTGGATTTGTCGGGGGATGGCGGTGAGCTAACGAGCGCTATTTGCCACTAAATTAGCATAAATGGTGCTTAATTCAGCTTGACTGATACTTGTAACGTACGATGCGCGCGTGCCCAAGTTGGCGCGCTTTCTCGTTTTCGCGGCACTAATAGATCGTGAGCACCTTTCCGATTGATTTCGATCCTCTCGCGATCCCTGATCCTCCGCAACCTGAGCCGCGAGAGATTCGCGCCGGCGACACGGTAAAGTGGCAGCGACCGTGGAATGACTATCCGCCTACCGATCCGGCCGGGTACTCGCTCAGTTATGCCATCGTGGGCCGCGCTGCCACTTATGCGGTGAACGGCGGCATGGTGACGGCAGGGCCTCAGAATTTTGAGGTGATTGTGCCGGCGGCCACCACGGCCGCATGGTTGCCGGGCTGGTATCGCTGGCAGGCATATATCGGCGATACGGCTGGAAACCGATACACCATCGCCGAGGGAAAGCTGCAGGTTTTGCCTAATCTGCAAGCGCAAACTACTGGCTTCGATGATCGTGAGCCGGATGAGATAGTCCTCGACAATATCAACGCCATGATCCTGGCAAAGAGCACGCAGGATGTAGAGAGCTATCGCGTGTTCGAGCGCGAGCTGCGCCTTTATTCGTGGGCAGACGTGCTCAATGCAAAGTCTGTCTATGAAGAGCGTGTGCGTGCGATCCGCATTCGCCGCGGAGAAAAACTCCCCAAACGAACCATTGGAGTGACTTTCAATTATGGCTATTGAGGCGCTTGACCTGACAGAAGCCAAAATGGCAGTGGCCGCGCGCTATGCCGCATTGGCGCGGAAGAGCGGGCCGGTACAGTCCGGGTCGCGCCTTTTCTCGGCCGCGCAGATGGGCCGACTCACGTTCGATTGGGCGATGTCTATTCTTTCGCGAGATCAGAAGTTGTGGACCGATCTGCGTAAGTTGCGTTCTCGCTCGCGAGAGCTCGCCGATAATGATCCAACTGCGGCCAAGTTCTTATCGCTCTGCGAAGCCAATGTGATCGGCAAGCATGGCGTGCGGATGCAGCCGCAAGTCAAGAATTTGCGGGGCAATGGATTAACCGATGCGCTCAATAAGCAGATCAAGGATGAGTGGGGTAAATGGTGCAAGGCCGGCAACTGCACCGTTGATGGCAAGCAGAGCTTTGATGAGCTAGAACGCCTATTGATTCGCACTGCGGCGATGGACGGCGAATTCATTGTCATTAAGCGGGCCGTCAGTAATCCGTGGGGATTCTCGCTGCAGCGCATGGATATGGATCAGCTAGACCACACATTCTTTTTGGAGCAGACGACGCGCGGCACAGAGATTCGCATGGGCGTTGAGGTTGACAAAGATATGCGCCCAGTTGCATATCACCTGTGGAACCGTCATCCAAATGAGTGGAGCGCGCGGCCTAATGACCGCGTGCGCGTGCCGGCGGATATTGTTGTCCACGCCTTCCGTATGGACTCGGCATCACAGACACGTGGTGTGCCGTGGATGGCTCCCGCAATGTTTCAGATGAACATGCTGCGCGGATACATGGAGGCCGAGGTGACGGCTGCTCGTGTAGGCGCGTGCCAGATGGGTATTATCACGTCGAAAAATGGCGCAGGGGAGTATACGGCGGAAGAGCGCAATGCCGACGGAACAATTGATATGGAGGCTACGCCTGGCGGATTCCTGAACATTGGAGCCGGCCATGAGTTTAGCGAATTCAAGCCGGACCACCCGAATACTGCGTTCGGCAACTTCGTGAAAGAGGTAAAGCGCGGCATCGCGGCAAGTCTCGGCGTCTCTTATAACTCTCTGGCCGAAGATTTGGAGAGCGTCAATTTCTCCAGTATTCGCGCAGGCTTACTCAATGAACGTGACATGTGGCGCGTGAGACAGAAATGGATGATTGAAACATTCCATAAACCTGTGTTCGCGCAATGGCTGGAAAATTCCGTATTAGCGGGCCGGATTGATATTGGTGCACGCGATATAGATACGGTGATCGAGCAGATCAAGTGGCATCCGCGCGGCTGGCCGTGGGTCGATCCCGTTAAGGATCAACAGGCCAATGCCTTGGGCGTACAGAACGGGTTTACGACACGTCATCGCCTGGTAGCTGAAACGGGCTACGACTTCGAGGATACGCTTGACGAGCTCGCCGAAGAAGAAAAGATGATCAACGCCCGCGGTCTTAAGTTGGGAACCGACGCTAAAGGCGTGGCCGATGCGCCGGAGGACTCGAAAGAGGGCGATGCGGAAAAGTCGAAAGGTGGCTCTGGCGGGTCTGTTTGAGAATTACAGACCAACACGCACATGGAAAGTCCGCGAAATTAGCGGGCTTTTCTGTTTCGCGCGCATAACTGAGCTATGAGCAATGAGAAGCGTATTCCCGCGTCACTGCCCGTGCAATTTCGCGCGGCGACTGTAGAGAGCGTGGATACGGAAAAACGCACCGTGACGTTTGCGCTTACCTCTGAGCAGCCGGTGCAGAGGTGGTGGGGCGCGGAGATTCTTGACCACAAACCGGCGTCGATTCGGCAAGATCGGCTCAAGCGTGGCGTGCCCTTGCTGTTCGGTCATGACACGAATCAGCATATCGGCCGTATCGAAAGTTACGGAATCAAGGATGGCAAGCTCACCGTAACTGCGCGCTTCGGTAATTCTGCGCTGGCGGATGAGAAGTTCCGCGATGTGCAGGACAGAATTCTTGTAGATGCCAGTGGCGGATACATCATCCACGCTTATCAGCTCGAAAGCAGTGATGACGAAAAAGGCGAAACCTATCGGATCACCGATTGGGAGCCGGTAGAGGGTTCCCTTGTGCCTATCCCCGCCGATCCCACCGTTGGCGTGGGCCGCGAACTGCCGAAAGGCACGCCTGTCTATCCTGCGCGCCGCCTTGGCTTGCAGCGCGATAACGATGATGACGATTGCGAGTGTGATTGCCCTGAGTGCGAGGCGGGTAACTGCGCAGACTGCAGTGATGCGGATTGCGACGATCCCAATTGCCGATGCGCCGATGCGCGCGCATTAAAAACCCCAACCATTAACCCGGCTCCGGCCGAGAATTCGGAGAATCGCAGCATGTCCACACCTGCCACCTCCGCCGGTACTCCGGCGATTGAAGTAAGCAATAACGATGCAATCGTTGCGGAGCGTTCCCGTGTCGCGGAAATCAGCGACCTGGCCGCGCGCTACCCCAAGCAGATCACCCGCGATCAGGCGGAGAAGTTCATCAACGATGGCACTGCGGCCGCCAGCGTTCGCAAGCACATCCTTGACGTGCAGATTGACAATGCCAAGGCCAATGAGGTACGCAATCTCAACATCGCGGGATTGTCGGAGAAGGAAAAGGAGAATTACTCGATCCTGCGCGCCCTGAGCACCGCCGCGATGGGGAACCGCTGCTTTGAGCTGGAAGTGCACGAAGAGATCAGCAAGAAACTCGGCCGCTCGGCGCGCGCCACGTCTGCCGGCGAAGGCATCTTCATCCCGATGGACATCAAGATGCGCGCCAGCGATAACGAACGGGCAATGCGCGGTTCTGGCATGTATGGCATGAGCCAGCGCACGGGCCTAGATTCGAATAGCGGCGCTACCGGCGCGAACACCATCTTTACCGAGTACGTTTCGCTGATCGAGCTGCTCCGCAATAAAATGAAGGTCCGCGCACTGGGCGCAACTGTGCTGAGCGGCTTGCAGGACACCATTGCGTTTCCAAAGCAAGCGACGGCAGGCACTGCAACCTGGGTGGCTGATAACCCCGGTGCGGATGTTGCGGATTCCAACCTCACGTTTGCACAGATCAGCCTCTCGCCCAAGCTCATCCAGAGCACCACGGGATTCAGCCGTAAGCTGCTTCTGCAGTCTTCCGTGGACGTCGAGGCGCTTGTGCGCAATGATCTGACGCTGATCACCGCACTTGCAATCGATCTGGCCGCGCTCAACGGCACTGGCTTGAACAATCAGCCGCTCGGCATCTTCGGGCAGACCGGTGTGGGGTCGGTGCTCACTGCCAATGCCGCGCTCTCCAAGTCTCCGTTCGTGGATATGGAAACGCTGGTTGCGAATGCCAACGCGGATGAGCTTGGCCCGATGGCTTATCTGATGACGCCGAGTGTGCGCGGCAAGCTCAAAAAGACTCCCGAGCTGGGTAACACCATCGCGCTTCCGATCTTCTACAAGGGCGAGGTGAACGACTATCGCGCCGAGGTTTCCAAACAGGTGCCCACGTTCGCCATTACCACTCCAACCAACTACACCGGCCACGGCATTGTGTTTGGTGCGTGGAATCAGCTCTTGGTTGGCGAGTGGGGCGCTCTGGAAGTGATCGTTGATCCGTATCGCCTCAAGAAACAGGGCATGATCGAAGTTACCACCTATGACACGTGCGATGTGAACGTGCGCCACCCCGAAGCGTTCGCGGTTTGCACGGATGCCAACCCGCTGAGCTAATCGCCGGCCTCACATTACAACCAACGCAGAGCAACACGCACCGCGCCATTTACTCAAACCTGAGATGTGGCGCGGTGCTTAACCCGAGAAAGGTGATGCGATCATGCCAGTTGAGTTTGTCAAGGTGACACCTGGAAAGGTGCGCAAGGTGAAGATTACCGCCGCGACCCGCGTGTGTGGCCGCCATGTGGATGAGGGTCAGACCGTAGAAATTCCTGAGAGCGATGCATACACCCTCGTGCATATGGACAAGGCAGAATTTGTGACAACTGCGGCCAAGTCTGAGAAATAGGTGGGTCGAATCATGCTCACCGCGTATCAAGATCGAATGCTGACTCCTGTAAGCGAGGAATGCGATGGGAAAATCTGTAAACCGCGTGACGTTGTTAGGGAATGTGGGCAACCCTCCCGAAACGCGCACGTTGACAAAGAGTGGAACGTTGCTGACGACGGTCTCCATAGCTACCAACGACCGATTCAAGCAGGGTGATGAATGGAAAGATCGCACTGAATGGCATTCGGTGCTCTTCTACGGCCGCCTGGCGGAGATCGCACGCGACTACCTGCGTAAGGGTTCAAAGGTGTACGTGGAAGGCCGCCTGCGCACGGATAGCTGGGAAGATGACCATCAGCAAAAGCGCTGGCGCACAAACATCGTGGCCGCCGATCTGGTGTTGCTAGACGTGCGCGATAGCAGGCCGCCGGAGACTCCTACGGAGGCGCTAGACGATGATGTTCCGTTCTAGCGATCTTGCGATGATGTTCTCGGCTTTTGGTGTGGATGTGCAGTACGGCTCCGCAACCGCTAAAGGCATCTTCGATCAGCCCGAGGTGATCCGCCTGGCCGATCACGGCTTTGGCGGCGTCGAGGCTGCTAATCCGGCCATCAAGCTTCCGTTTAACGCGTTCGCGCCGATGCCAGCAAACACCGAAGTGCTCGTGGTGGACGGCGAGACATACACCGTCATCGATCACACCGCAGATGGTGATGGTGCAATCGTAACCTACGCGCTGAAGGGGCCAATATCGTGAGCGCAACGATTCAGTCTCAGGTGCTTGACGCAGCGGTTGCGCTGCTTAACACTGCCGGCGCGGGCATGGCTCCAATGGTCAATGCCTATCGGACGCGCGTGGAGGCGTTTGAGGCCGCACAACTACCCGCCTGGAATGTGATTCCAGATGAGGGCGAGCCTGATCCGGCAAAGTCCTACTCAGGCGCAACGGCGCACGTGTTTCGTTTTTGCGTGCGTTGCACAGTATCTGTCAATAATCAGGCAGACAAAGCCGCCGATCCGCTGTATGCGGCTGCTGTGACTGCTCTGTTGAGTGATCCCACGCTGGGCGGACTCGTGCTGTTTATCCGTGAAGGCGCGCAGAAGTGGGAAAGAGACGGCACGGCGGCTAACGATAACCTCGCGCTCGTGGTGACGTTTGAAACCGAATTCGCGACAGCTCGCACCAATCCGACAGTTGCGATGCCATAACAGGCCAAAGGAGGCCTAACGATGACCGCACCCGCAGCAACACGACTTACCGGCGATCTCGCACAAACGTCCACGGGATTGACCGGCTCTGAAACGCAGTTGATCGGCCTGCAGGAATGGACGATTGACCGCAAGCTCAAGACGGTGGACTCAACCACAACCGACGATGCCGGCAATGAAACCTCACTCGCCTCAACGGTGAGTTGGACGGCTAGCGCCAAGTATGCCTACATCGACGCCGATCCTTCGCAGGCCGCGCAGATTTTCAACGGCATTTCCAGCGGCCAGAGCGCAGTGCAGTGGAATTTCTTCCCGGATGCTGTGTTGGGCCGGGGCGCATGGAGCGGCAAAGGATACATCGATAGCTACAAAATCACGGGCGGCGTTGGCAAGATGTTCGCCGTCGATGTGACGATCAAGGGAACTGGCCCGCTTGCGTTCGGTGCGCAGCTCGTGCCGGCGGCTGGCGTAGCTGAGGACTAAGGGCGACTTTACCGAGGGAAGGGCGGTTCCTTTGCCGGGGCCGCCCATTTTTTAGGGGGATCAAATGGAAAACATAGAGTCCAAGTTTATTGGCGAGCAGCCTGATCTCGCCCGATTCTTTATCCCGGTAGAGTTGGATCGTCCTCGCGTGCTCGCTTTCGACAGCCGTGCGACTTTTCTTGTGCATCAGAAATATGGCAATCGGTTCCTGCTGGAGTTATACGAACGAGACCCGGACGCGCCGGAGCCAGAGAAAGGCAAGCCGCACACACTGCGCTTGCGCTCACATGACACACTGGTATTCTTTTTGTGGGCGGCGCTACAGCGTGATGCTCGCTGCGCGCAAGAGGTGCTTAGTTTAGAGCAGGCCGCCGATCTGATTGCACCTGACACTATAGGGGAACTGGCTGGATCGCTCGCGCTCGCGCTCGCGGCCACCCGGCGGCCGCACAAGGCCGAACCAAAAAACGCCTAAAGGGTCGCGGCTCACGCCGGCGGCCCAAATCGATAGCGGATCAGGAATGGGATTGGGAAGCTGCCCAGCGCCGCGCCTACAGCCTCCACAGGCTCACGCCGTCCGAGTTTTGGGGCATGACACCCCGCGAGTGGTGTCTGCTTGAAGACGGGGCAGCCGAGGCTGAGCAGCGGTATCTGCGCATAGCCACGCGCATGCTTTCTCCGCTCATTTCTGCAACTGCGGGCCAGTCGTTTCCGCCATCGAGCGTGGCCGCCGCCGCGGGTATGGGGTTGATTGCTTCGCAATTGCTCGATGAAGAGAAATCCTCTGATACTGCAAATAGCGGTGTTTCTGCGCAGCGAGCCGCAGCGCGGCGATACAAGGTCATGATGCGCAAGATTGCCAGGCGCGCAAAGAAAGGCAAGTAATGCCAGGAATTGTCATTCAGATCACCGGTGATGGTGCGGGCGCTGCTGAGGCTATGCGCGTGATTGAAGAGCGCATGCAGGAAACAGCGAAGCGCGGCGAAGAGATGAGCAGCCGCTTGGAGGCTGCCGGAGAGAAGTTGCGCTCAGCCTTCGAGATGGTAGGTATCGGTGTAGGCATTGAGCAGGCTATCGACAAAATGAAAGAGATGGTGAATCAGTCGATAGAGTTAGGTGTGGAGCTCGGGCACCTGTCAGAGCAGACCGGAATCAGCGCCGAGAATTTGTCTACGCTCAAATATGTGAGCGATCAGAGCGGAGTAAGTTTTGAGTCTCTGTCAAAAGGATTCAAGAAACTATCGACCGATCTATTTGAAATCGGAAACGGCGCAAAAGAGCCGCTGCAGGCATTCAACGCTATCGGGATAAGCGAAAAGCAGTTGACTGCAACGGGCGGCGATCTATTTAAGGTGATGGAACTTGTAGCGCAGCGTTTTCAGACGATGCCGGATGGGGCCACAAAGAATGCAGTGGCAACACAGCTCTTTGGCCGCGCCGGTCAGGAGCTTATCCCAATTCTGAATGAAGGCTCTGATGGGCTTGAGGAGTACCGCAAAAAGGCTGAAGCTCTCGGAATCGTCCTCGATAAGAGCGGCATCGAGAAGATGGAGGGATTACATAAGAGCCTTGTGGACGTGAAGGCGGCTTTTGAGGGTGCCGGGTTGAGCATCACAAACGCACTCGCGCCAGCGTTGCAGGCTCTCGCCAGAGAGACACTTGAAGTACTGGGCATAGGTAATGGCCCGCATGGCGGAGATTTTGGAGCCGGAATTCAGGCAATCGACGATTGGGCGGATGAGTGGGTACACGCAATCGCTCGCATTATGCCGGCGCTTGCCGGTCTTGGAGATCAGTTCGATAAGGCATTTCCAGGTGACACTTCAGATGTGCGTGCACGCCGCCGTTCGGGAAATATTAAGCAAGATTTAGATTATTTCAATCAGCCAGCTCAACGCGGCGCAGGAGATAGCGATCGTGCAATACATGATGACGGAATGGTCACTATTCCTCTTTCTCAAACAATTTTGCAGTATCGCATGGCGCAACTAAATGCGCTGATCGCCTCAAATAAAGCCGATCAGATTGCAGCCGAGCAGGCTACAGAGGATGCGGCAAAGGCCCAGCAGGATACCGCCGAAAAAGTAGCTATGCTCGATGCATTTAAGACGCAAACACCAAGCGTACGCGTCGATCCTGACGCCTATAAGCAACAGGCGCTTATGGCAGAGATACAGCGCCGCGTACAGGAGCAGGAAGATGAAAACGCTGAAGGGGCGGCTAATAAAAGCGGGCTGAATGCTGAAGCTGCACGCCAGGCGGCGGGAACAATTGGAAGCTTCGCAGATCAACTTACCGATCAAGCGGTTCGTGGAAAGCTTAGCTTCAAGAGCCTTGTGGATTCGGCTATTTCTGACTTAGAGCGATTTGCCATGAAAGTCATGGAAGAGCGCGCGCTGATTCCGGCGCTCAACTCGCTGTTTGGGCTGGGAGCTGGCGCGGGTGCTGCAGCGAATGCGCCAAGCTCGTATGCGGATGTAATGAGTACGGACACTGGCCTGCAGATTCCAATGGATGCCGGCGGTGGAGATATTGCCGATGGCGGCATGGCGGTTGTGGGTGACGGTGGAGACGGATCAGGATCAGAGCTGTTTGCACCAAAAGGGCCTGGCACTATACTTCCACACGATGTTCTTGAGGGTGTAGCTAAGGGTGGCGGATCGCGCGGTGGTGCGCCTAGCGTGATGATCAATAATGTAAATAATTCGAGTCAGCCGGTGGAGATGAAGCAAGGAGGTACGAGTTGGGATGCCGATGCCAAACAATTCATCATCCACACCGTATTGGAGGATATGGCCAGCGGGGGTGCTCTAGCTCAAGCGCAGGGCGGAACGCGATAAATCTAATTACATCCAAGGTTGTCTCTGATCTGCAATAGGCGCAGTGGATACTGCCGTCTGCGCCGCTTTAACTTTTCCGCTGGCCGCCCAAGCTAGGGCTACTACCCATCCTATAAACGTCCATCCGAGAAATATATTGACCACCGCAATACCGGCGGTGGCTTCACAGTTTCGGTGGGCCGCAACAGCAAGTGGCATAATGTACGCAATCATCGCCAGTGAAAACAAGATCGCCCCGAACATAGATTACTCCTGAAAGCGATCACAGCTTAACACGCAACCCGCTGCCTCGCAAGAGATCATTGCCGATGGTCTCGATAGCCGCATTCCTAAAGTTATCTCCGAAGCGGGCCTGCACTACATCTTGCACTGTTTGGAGCATAGGAAAGATCGCCTTGAGATGCGCCTCGGGGATCAGAACGTACAGAGGATAGGCGCGCTTATCCGTGATGTACCGGCCATATATGGCAGGGCTCCCACCTGGCAGTCTCTGTAAAAAAAACACCATACCGCGAATAGCCGCAGACTGCCCGCGCAGGCCGCCGCGCCGTGTTTGACGCTTACCGCCAAGCTCGGCATACTGCAGCATCGCCTTAGGGCGCAGCTCATCGGGAATCACGCCTGGACACATCCTGCGCAAGTAGGTAGTTGGCACTGCGCGGTGCATGCGGCCACCTACAGGTACTCGCTCGCCGCCGCTCTGCTGATCCCCTAAGAAATCCGGTGCGCCCGTCTTCCGATTACCCGTGTCGGTAAAGACTTCGGCTACAAGTGCTGTTTTTTGCGCAGGCTTAATTCTTGTGTTGCGCGTCACCCAATCGTTGCGGAGTTTGAACACGCGGCGCTCCACGTCTACCGTGGCGGCCCGAGCGTCCTGCGCTGTCTTGGTAAGCGCCCGTGCGATTGTCCACGGCAACTGCTCGCGCCTCAGGCCGCCAAATGCGGCCATCGGCCCACTGATGTCTACCTTCATACCGAGGATCGCCATACCTCAAGTATGCGCCGATTGGCGCGCTTTACGCGCCTAGCCGCACGCTGAAAAGGTGAGCACGTATCCCGCATTCCCTGAGATTTCGCGCGCCTTCTCTCTCAAGCAGAGCGAGCAGTCGGTTGACCCAACTCTTCGTGATCCGATGGAAAACGGGATGGAGACAACGCGCGCCCGTTCGACACGCCAGCGCCGGACATTCAACATGTCCATCGATCTGATTGGTGAGGCAGACAAGCAGACGCTCGATACGTTTTTCACGGACATGAAAGGCGGCTCTGCCTTCGGCGCGCTTCCCTTCACCGTTACCGATCCGCGTTATCAGCTCAACCCGCAAACATACTTAGTGCGCTTTGCCTCGCTTCCCAAGTATGTCGATTGCGGGTGGATAGGGCCGGACGATCAAACGCCGACAGGATACCGCTGGAATTGCACATTTCAAGTGAGGGAGATATGAAAGCGCTCTTCCTTGTAGGAAAATTTATCGCTGAGACTTCAGAAGGAATCGCATGGGAGTTTCAAGGGGTATTTAGTTCGCGCGAAAAGGCGATTGCAGCGTGCCGGACGCCAATGTATTGCATCATGCCTATCGAACTCGACGCGGACATTCCTGATGCACCGCATGAGTTTCCGATCTGCGAGTACCCGCTTGCGGAGATGCGCATATGAGCACCACGCGGCCGCCATTTTCTCTCTTGTCTGTGATGGCGAACATCGAGCGCCACAAGATCGCCAGCGGTGAGCCGTGGCTGTTGCTGATGCAGATCGTGTGGCCTGGCCAGGCAGCGCCCGGCGTGACTACTCAAACAATCTGCTTTGTGCGCGATGTGAGCCCGTTCACGTTTGATTGCGGTGATGGGAATGGCCCGCAAGTGTATCAGCCCTTCAACTTCTCTATGGGGGAGCTAAAGATCGGCAGTGATGGCAGCATGCCGGAGGTGACGATCACCGCCTCGAACGTCATGCGCGTACTGCAAGGTGTGATCGAGGAATACGGCGGCGTGGTAGGGGCTGATCTCTTTCTGTATGCAGTGAACACGGCTAACCCGGCCGGTGAGCCCGATCTCGCCTTGCAGTTCACGATCAAGCAGACCGTATGCAACGCCAAGACGGTGCAAATCAAATGCGGAGCGGCCAGCCCCCTACGCCGCCTCTTTCCGATCTTCAAGTTTTTTCCGAATAGTTGCCAGTGGCAATACAAGAGCCCGCAGTGTGGATACACCGGAGCGATGACGACATGCTCTAAGACGATTGATGGCGCGACGGGTTGTAAGGCGCACTTTCCCGGCCAGACGCTTCGCGGCTTATTCTTTCCCGGCATCGATACGAACGGCATCAGTGCCGCTGGAGTTGTATGAGTCGCCTCGTTCAGGCCGTAGTCAAACCCCTGCGCGCTGCGCCCACTACGGCCCGCGTGTCGTTCGAGTCTGCGCGGCAATCGCTCGGCGGTCATGCAATACCCCAAAATGTCTACTCCGATCTCTTAGGTAAACCGTTTGCACCTTCGGCGCGGGGCCCCGAGAGCTTTGATTGTGTTGGGATAGCACTGGAGATCGCAAAGAGGCTGGGTAAGCAATTGCCGGCCTTCGTCTCAAGCGAGGCCGAGCTGCACGCACAGCTTGGCGCGGGCAATGCGTCCCTAGCCGATCTCCCGCAGATCGCACGCCCCGTGCCGGGGTGCATTGTCCTGCTGCGCATCTCTCCATCGGAGCACCACGTAGCGTTCATGATCGATGAATACCGCATGATCCACACCATGAAAGGCATCAATTGCTCGATAGAGCGCATTAACTCCAGCCTGTGGCAACGTAGGGTTATAGGCTTCTATCGCCTGTAACTGCCAAGGTTGAGGGTGTTAAGTGAGCGCTGAGATTATTCCGTTTCAATCGTACGATACAAAGGTTGCGGCGGAGACAAAAGATGCCGCTGCGCTTGCTTCGCTTATTCATCTTGTTCGCGTGCAAAACGCGCTGATGCCATCGGCATCGCGGTCCGAGCAATCGTTGCTGTGGGAGCAATGCAAGACTGTAGCAAACTACCTCGACGAGGCATTGCGGCCGGAATGGCGTCTCTTGTCGGTATCGCTCAACGGCCGTATTCTTTCCGCCGTCGAGCGTGAGCACGTGTTACCGCGCGCCGGCGATTGGATTGTAGTAACGCCACAGGTGCAAGGCGGATCGGTATGGCGCACGCTTGCACAGGTGGCCGTGATGGCGGCCGCCGTCGCGGCTACAGTGTTCTTGGGGCCGGAATTCGCGACGCTGTTCGGTGTCTCGATGGCAATGGGCCAGGCTATGGCCGCCGTCACTGCCGGCCTGATCAGCATCGGCGGCAATCTCCTGATCAACACATTCATGGGGGCAACGCCCGCGAGCCGCGCTCAAACCCCGAGTTGGGCATTCGACGGGCCGCAATCACTCGCTCAGCCTGGCATCGTAATTCCAAAGGGATACGGGACTTTCCAGCCTGGCGGCAACGTCATCGCATCCTTTGTTGACGTAGAAGGCTCGAACCAATACATCAATGCGCTCATGTGTTACGGTTTTGGGCCTGCGCGCAGCATCTCGGCTATCCAGATCAACGGCAAAGATATTGGCACGTATCAGAATGCGCAGTATTGGATACGTCTCGGCACAAACGATCAGACTGCGATCCCCGCCTTTAATCGCATCGTAAATGGATACCCACAGCAAGTGCAGGTAACGTGCGCTGGCGGTCCTGTGGTCGTTCCGGGAACGGGTGATCTAACCCAAGCCCTGCAGGTTGATGTGCAGTTTCCTGTGGGCGTGTATTACGTGTCGGGGGCCGGCAATAATCTCCCATGCAAAGTGATCTACAAGGTGGAGTATGCGGTCAGCGGTACAGGTGCCTGGAAATCTGTTCTCCAGCCGAACGAAACGCAAGACGTTGTGATCTATAACGGCGATGGCACTGTTTCTGATTCCACGCCGAAATGGGGGTTGATGTGGACTGGATGTGCGCCTAACTCGGGAATCGTGCTTAAGGCGGACAATGGATCACATAAGCCCGGCGATCCCGGCAGTGTCACAGAGGACGTGACGCTCTATAACCCGGACGGATCGCACACCACAAGTAGCCAGACGTTTCAGGGCGAGTGGCAGCCGATTGATACGACGATCAATCAGGTTCTCGTCAACAGTTGGATGGATGGCTGGGTACAGTACGTCAACGATACGACGCAGGCTGTTTACAACCGCACATCGATCTATGGACTCGCACCAAACAAGTACGATGTGCGCGTGACAAAGTATGGCAGCAATAATGCCGACAACACTGTGACTCAGGGTGATTTCGATAGTCCGAAGCGCGGGCAAGAGCTGTGGATTCACTCGGTCAATGAGATCACCTATCAGGACTTGAACTATCCGAACATGATCCTTGTGGGTGTGCGCGCCCTGGCCACCAATCAGCTCTCTGGCGCAAATATCAACATCACCGCGCAAATTGAATTCGGACTGCGCACACTCGACGAAAATATTTTGCCGGCTGCGCTGCAGAGCTTCGAGGAAGACAATCCGGCCCTCGTGGCAGCGGACATGATGCTCGATCCCCTTTACGGTGGAGGCGCTTATCCCGGCATCCTGCCGACGAACATTGAGCGCTTCATCGATGAGTGGGTTGCGTGGGCCGAGGCTAACGATGCCCTTGTTCCAGATGGAAACGGCAACGATATTCGCCTCAATGTCTTCAACGGAGTTTTCGACAGCGAGGATAATC